CCTAGATTATCTAGGTGGCAGGGATCTACCCCTCTCATTACTGAGAATTTAAGATCCCTCACGGTTACTCCCACCGTGACAGGTATTCTCTTTACTGCTAACTTAATAGCCAGTCAGTATTCGAAGTAATCATCCTCTTCGGAGTTATCTATAAGATCTACTTTGGCTTGATACAATTCAGCATCAAGTTTCTTTAGATTGGAATAGTAGCTTTTAAGCCTAGTCTTATCTCTCCAGGAAATATCCTAGCCGAGTAAAGTCTCAGTTTCTAAGAGCTCTATTAGTTCACTCCAGAGGCCTTTCTTGGGGGCCATAGTGGCCCTCATAGAAAGGACTAATTTCTTTCTGACTGTCTCGAAAGACAGAGCATAAAGCCAGAAACCTGGCGAAAGGAAGAAAAGTAGGGCCTCTATGATCCCTAGCAGGCTGCCGGTACTAAAGAAGAGGTTTCTAAACCAATTGGAATAGAAATGATCCTCATTAGTATCGACATCTTTATAAGCTTCGAGCGTCTTATTGTAAATGAATCTCTCGATTCGTTCAAGATAAGTGTATCGCTCTAAACTGGGTTTAAACCCTTTCCGTGGTGAAAACCAAACTCCCTAACTAGGGTCTATTTGGCTCATGGAAATCGGTCCAGTTAGTCCGAAGCAAACCTGCTAAATAGTCAAGATCTCATTACCTAATTTAGGGAATGAGTTCGCGACTTCTAGAACAGAGGCGGAAGTAGAGAGATATCCACACTTGACTGCTTCTAAGAAGAGAACGGCAATGGCATACTTGTGTCTTAAAGACTGAAGTATGACCCCGGCCCCTAAAGGGGTCAGGACCATTTCCGGGCCTTTCAATTTCTTAGCAAACTCAAGAATATCTTTTGATATTAATGATTTTGATAAGGAAATATCCAAACCAAGAAATAGCAATAATGCATGGTACTCGCGAGCGACATCATCATTAGCAATGACAACATCATCCCCAAGTACAGCGTACTCAGAAAAGAAAGAAGTTAAGCCGGCCCTCCTCGCGGAGATGGCAATCGCGATGTGGTTAAACACCGCAAGCATGCCCCAAGAGGAGTAAGCCCCCATAGCTTGGCCAACGGTGTACTTATAAGTACACCCTCGGTAAAGCCATGGGATATCGAGTAAAATTTTCCAGACATCACCTCTAACTTTGGTAAGAGAGAGGATTTGAGCGAGAAAATCAACAGGGATACGGTCCGTAGCTGCTGTCAGGTCGAAACAGAAGTAACTTTGGCCAAGAGGAGTCCTAGAGATCTAACGATCAATAGGAGCTTCCTGGTTAAAAGTTCCATCGGTTTCTAAGGTTCGAAGAAAACGGAAAATGGATCTATGAAGAGGTTTAAGAGCAATCTGAAGCCACCAATTAGCCATTGCGACTATTCGAGCTTTTCCAGCTTGATCGTAAACTACACCTAGTTTTCCAAGGTACGATCTCCCTTTGAGGTTAAGACAGACTACTAATAAGTAGAATGGACTTCCAACAAGGAGTATAAAGGATAACCAGATAGGATACTAATAAGATTTGCTTATATAAGCAAGCTTAAAGTAATTGAAGAGGACATAGGGTTCATGAAGGAATGCGAAAGCATCCCATAATGAAGTCCATGTGGCTCTTCGACCATTTGGCCCGGACTTTTCAGAGATAAGACCACGGAAACTCGAGAACCTTAGACGAAGACCCAGGGTCTTAATTGCTAGAGAAACCTCTTCGTTAAGAAGAGTCTTACTTACTCCCTTGAAAGGGTCTAAGATAGAGCCTAGATCAGGCGAAACTTTAACAGGAAAGACACGGTAGATTTGAATAAGGGTTAGGACTAATCTGCATATAACAACATTAGACTTAGCATCCCGTAAAGGGAGTCTAAGTGGTAATGGTATCATATGCGGAAAACCCCATGGATCTGTACCAACTCGGATCTTATTTCCAAAACCAGAGGTAGTAGGAGAACCA